ATCTCCATCCCGTCCATGTGCAAACGTCTGTCTCTGTAGTAATCAAGGGGCAGTTGAATACACGCGTCTGGATTGCAGGGCCGGGAAGAATCAAACAGAGCGAGCGGAGGGCTGCGTAATGGCCCCCAAGGTAACGCCCGTTGTTGATGCTCCTAAGGTCAGTGGGAGGCATACAGGAGTCGCGCCCGCTATTCGTAGAGCCAAAATGCGCTACCCAGAACTCAGCGAAGCGCAGATTGCCAAGCGGGTGGGATGCGATCCAGCAAACGTACATCGTGTCTTGGCAAGATTCCTAGGCGACAAGCATACAGAATCCGATTTGCGTGAGTTTCAAGAGAACAAAGCCGACATCTTCGATGCGCTGCAACATCGGATGGTTATGTCAATAACTGACGAGGACATAGCAAAAGCCCAATTGTTGCCACGAGTTACGGCCAGCGCGATCCTCGAAGACAAGGCGCGAACGATACGCGGGCAGGCGACGCAGGTGAACGTAACCGTGTTGCTGGACGCCGTGCAAGCGATCCGCGAAATGCGCCAGCGAGAGCCGTAAACCGGCCCAAACAAGCCTCTAGGATGCCCCAGGACGCGCCGCAAGGTGTCCGGACGTGCCATACGGTATGGCAGAAATGCCGTGCGATGATAGTCTCCACGGCTGTAGTAATTCGTATCTCGTTGCGAATCAACGCGGTAGAGTCGAAAAGTAGGACCCGCCGAGGGGGTATGCCCCCCAACGACACCGGCCGTAAGCTCGTACATATCCCGTCCTAGCGATTTTCCGCAAAAGGTGTGTTACATGTGATACAGTTGTCACATGAGTATCAACCTCAGAAACATCGGCACAGAACTACAGCAATCACTCAAGGTCCGCGCAGCGCAGGAGGGAGTGTCATTGCAGAGTTTGTGTGTCCGATTTCTTTGGTGGGGACTCGATGGAGGAAACAATGCTGACAATCGAGGTGGAGCTTTAGACAAGGAGAAATCGGGGCGCATCCCGGATAGACGGGAACTGGTGAAGGTAGCAGGACCGCAACAGCCACCAGCTAGGCGAGCAAGCAGCGGGCGAAACAGCGAGCCCAGGCAGGCTGAAAAAATCCCTGCCGCCCCGGAAAAATCCTGCCCCCGTTGCGGAGAGTCCAAAGGGGTTGTGCCCTGGGGAAGCGGGCGTCGGTGCCAAGAGTGCAATGTGAATTTCTGAGGGGTAGAATATGTCACAGCCGAGTATTGATGGTCAACGGGCTCTTCTTGCGACAATAGGAGCGATGAGGTTTGATCTGGTAAGGAAAGCGTGTGATAGTGCGTTTCCCTCTGATTATCTTGTCAAGGCGTGGAATGAGATTGAGGCTCGGTATCCTGGTCCAGAGCAGCAGCCTCTACGAGATTTCGCATGGGAAGAGGTTGAGAAAAAGTTTGAAGCAATTGATCCATACGACAACGAGGAGTTCAAGTCAGGGAATCGGATGCTTGACTTGCTGGAAAAGGCGGCTCGTAGGTAATGCACCAGCGGAGGTGTAAGGGATGAGATATTTCTGGCAGATTCCTTTATTGATTTTGTTGATGCCGATTATTTTTGTCGCTGCCTTGATCGGTTTTTCGTTTCAGTCAAATCATCATCCGATAGGTTATGGGTTTGGCAGGTCCAGGCGGTGATACACTTTCGGTGAGGTGAAGCGATGCTTTCAAACGCGACGATGACGGGTAGTGCGGTGGAGTTGACGGCTGGTTATGCGCGAGCGATGCAGTTGATTTTCGCTCCGGCGGGTCATGTGTACTATGTGGGGGATTCTTCGACGGTTTCCTCGACGAAGGGGATTCCTGTTCCCACGGCGGGGCCGAGTGTAGTGATTGGCCCATTCACGAGCGGGGCGATCAACCTGAGCCAGTGGTATGCGTTGGGGACGAACGCGGACGTGATTTCGTTTCAGTACACGCCGGAGGAGTAATGGAACTTGGCCGGACAAAAGTGTTTGGCGATCCGTGTGGAGTATGTGGGGTGCCGAGTGCGAAGTGCCAGTACAAGAACTGCGCCGATGCGTTGGCTCATGCAGATTGGTGCCTCCAATTGCTGAATCTGATTGTGAAGGTGAAGCGTGGCGAAGCGTGAGCAGCCGGACATTCTGGCGCGGGCGGTAGGCGCGGACGGAAAGATTGCCCCATCTAAGGCTGTAGACACGATCAATTCGCTGATGCGGATTGGTTTGATGCGGATGAACCGGATACAGGAGCCTTTCATCCGTTGCCGGAACCGGGATGGACGAACACCGAAGCGGCGGATTCTGGAGTGCGGCGAGAAGGTTGGCAAAACAAGAATTGGAATCTGCGAAGACATAGCTCACGCGATGGGATTTCGTCCTTGGCTGGACGAGACGGACCCCGACTACAAGATTTCGGTGAGGATTCCGAATCAGGGTTTGGTTGGCTGCATGACGATAGCGCAGTCTGTGAGCGCGAAGATTGAGCCGGACCTTGAGGCCATGATTCCGGCGCACTGCGCTTCGGTGTGGAAGCGGGACACAACTGGCGCGTTGAAGTCGGTTACCCTGAAGTACGACTATCTTGGAAGAGCCTGCGGTTCTACGATGCACATCCGTTCCTACAACCAGTTGGCTGAGACGTTCCTTGGCATTGATTATGACTGGTATCACTGGGATGAGCCGCCGCCGGAGAAAGTTTTGGTGGCAGCAGAGCGCGGCAAGGTAGTAACCAATGCTCCATCGTGGTTCACCATGACGCCTTTGAGTGAAGCCTATATGTATGACCGCTTTTCGGTTAAGGCGTTCAATGGGGGTGGAACGGACCAGGAGATTGCCATCTTCCACGGTTCGATGTGGGACAACTGCCAGGACTGGTGCCGGAAGTGTGACGAGTATATCCCCAAAAACGACCCTGTGAACATCGGTGATCCATCTAAGGAACGCCCGGTGAACAACTGCCCGAAGTGCGGCGGGGTGATGGGATTCATTCCACGGGCGGGTATTCTGGAATACCTCAAGATGTTCTCCGACCCTGACGAGTTAGCTTCGCATATCGAGGGCAAGTGGGCGCACCTGAGCGGTCTTGTTTACAAGGAACTCGACCGGCAAGTTCATCTTTACAAAGACTTCCAGATTCCAAAAGACTGGATGCGGATTGAGGCGGTTGACCCGCACGACTCCCGCCCAACGCGCTGGCTGTTCGCGGCAGTAAGCCCGGAGGATATACAGATTGCGGGAAAGCCGGCCAACCGAATCTATGTTTACGCATATCTGTTGGCGAATGGGAACGTGGATGAGATTGTGCGACAGGTGAAGGTCAAGCGGGCCGAGCACAACTACTCCGAACCCGCATTTGCGATTCTGGACGCGAAGTATGGAGCCAGAACGCAACTCAATGACACATCATGGGAAGATGAACTGGACAAAGCCGGGATCGGAAGAATCCGTCTCTCGCACTCTGAGGCCGGCGACATTTCTCTGGGTCACAAGAGGGTGAAGGAATACCTGAAACCTCATTATTCGGCGGTAAAGGGCAAGGAAGTCCCAGCGTTGATGTTCGCGGAAGATGGTTGCCGGGGTGATCGTGGGCCGATTCAGGACTGCTGGAACTATCAGTGGAAGCCTGGGACCGACAAGCCGGAAGAGGCGTACAAGGATTTCCCTGACACAGTGCGGTATATTGCGCTTGAGCAGCCAGTCTATGCTCCGCCGAATCAGCAGATGGACCTGATAGCACGGCTGTTGGCTGCTCGTAGTGAACAGGATTATCAACCACTTGGGTACGGATTGGTGACACGATGATCGAATACGCGGTAGAACCTCTAAGCCTTTCTCTGATTGGAGAGACGGTTCCCCTGCAACAGGGGTACTGGGATGAAGTGGCAGGACCATTCCATTCATTTGGACCGGACGTGGACTGGAAAACCTACATGCTGGCGCAGCAGACTGGGAGGCTCAGGGTGTTGTGCGGGAGGGTCGAGGGAGTGTTGAAAGCCGGGGCGTTCATCATCATCACGCCCCACCCCCACTATGCCTGTATCGCGGCGTCTTTGCCTTTGCTCTTCGTTCATCCCGACTATCGCAAGGGCAGGGAAGGGTTGCGGCTGGTGAAATTGGCGGAGGGTGAGGCCCGAAACGCCGGGGCGCAGATGATGATGACTCACGGTGGGGTGCATAATGGTGTGTACAGGCTCTTCGAGGCGATGAAGTACCAGGACTTCGGGCGGTACTTCGTCAAGGTTATCGGGGACACAACCCCTGTATTCAAGGCGGTCTAGATGGGCGTCAGTACAGCGTTGATGATTATGATGGGAGTCTCCACAGCCGCCGCTGTTGGCACAGGCATTTACGAGGCGGTGAACCAGCCTACTGCGCCCACTTCCCCAACGACCGCACAGACCAATGAACAGCAGGCACAGGCTGCCCAGGCTGCGGCACTCGCCCAGGCCCACGCACTCACAGAGCGGAAGGGAATGGCATCCACGATGCTGACTTCGCCAACGGGGGCCACTGGTGCTCCAACCGTGGGGAAAGCGACATTGGGCGCATGAGCTATCCATCCGTGGCGATTCCTTATCAGGACTCTGGCGGGTTCGCGCCTTCACATCTTGGCGACCGGACTCCCGATGAACGCGCCAAAGATGCCCAGAAGTATCTCCAAGTCCTTGCAGACGAGAGACTTCCGTGGGAGCCGATGATTGACAACCTTATCATGTACGTGAATCATGGGCGGCGTTCGATCCAGGACAAGGATTTGTGGCCCGGTCAGCCCACCGGAATGGAGATTTACGACGACTCTGCGATGCAAGCCAAAAACAAGCTGGTGGACGGGATGGTGGGATACCTCTGTCCGAGAAACCAGACTTGGTTCGCGCTGGAGCTACCCGGCAAGCTGAATTTCCCTCGGACAAGCCGGATGCGGAATTGGTCTGGAAAGCGGGTGGACTCCTACCCGGAAGTTCAGAAGTGGTTGCAAGACTCGCAGGACGTGATGTATTCGGCCTTCGACCGGAGCAACTTTTACGATACGGTGCCTGAGTTCATTGCAGATGGAGCGACTTGCGGGACGGCGCATGATCTGATTGAGGAAGATGTTGCTACTGCGACGATTGTGTTCACTGTGCCGCACTTCCGCGAGTGTTTCATTGCGGAAAACAGGTTTGGGCAGGTCGATACCAACTACCGCGTCTATAAAATGACGCTCCGGCAGTTGGTACAGCAGTTCGGCATGGAGATGATGAAACGCGCCGACGTGAACTTCGAGGAAGACTACAAATCGAATATGCACGCGGAGCGCGAAGTTCTCCACGCAGTATATCCACGGAAGGACTGGAATCCGGGACGCATCGACGGCAAGGGTAAAAAGTGGGCATCGGATTGGGTCTACCGCAAGGGCGGAAAGATTCTGAATGCGGCCGGCGGGGACCAGGGCATCACCATGTTGTCCGAAGGCGGCTACGATTCGATGCCGATTCTGACATGGCGCTGGCGGAAAAACTCAAACGAAACCTATGGCCGGGGGCCGGCGCATGACGCTTGGGCAGCAATTGCTCTGGCAAATCAGATGGGGCGTACCAACTTGATTACTGCCCAAAAAGCGGCCGAGCCGCCGTTGGTTGCCTACTCAGACATGAGAGGGCAGATTCAGCGTGGTCCGAATGGAATCACCTTCATGGAGGCCAACCGTGGCGACCTCCGGGCGCGGATGCCACAATCTCTGGTGACTGGCGTACAGAACCTTCCTTTCAATATCGAGTACCAGCAGCGCGTGGGCACAATCATCAACGAGCATTTCCACGCCGACGTGTTCACGATGCTGAGTCAAATCGGGCAGCAGAAGGGTATGGGCAGGCCGGTAACCGAACAGATTTTCGAGATGCAGAGCGAGAAGGCGGCGGTCCTCGGAACTCGAATTGGGAATCTGCAATCGGAAGCGTTCAACCCCATGATCGCCAGAGTGTTCGATATTGAGGCAAGGGCAGGCCGTATTCCAGAGCCGCCGCAGATTCTTCTGGAAGCCGAGCACAGCGGCGTAATGGTGCAGTACCTTGGGATGCTGGCACAGGCACAGAACAGGTTAAGCAAGGTGCGATCCATCCAAACCAGCGTGGCTCTTGCCATGCAGATTACGCAGTTCGATCCGCTTGCAATCCACGCTATTGATACAGACGAGATGATGCGCGAGGCGATGGACGCTTCGGGTATGCCGGTTTCTTGCCTACGTCCACCCAAGGCCATTGCTCAAATCCGCCAGATGGCGCAGCAGGCGCAGGAGCAGCAGCAGAAGATTGAGAACGCGCCCAAGATTGCAAAGGCGGCGGCGCTTGCTGGGAAAGCGGCAGAGCCGGATAGCCCGCTGAAAACCCTCATGGGCGGCGGAAAGGCACCCGGAGAATGATTGACTACTCCCCAGATGAGGCAAAATCGGCACAGAAGGAGCAGGAACGTCTCCATCGGTATCGCAACGTGTTTGGGTCTGCTGAGGGTCGGCTTGTACTTGGTGATATTCTCGTGACGTGCCACTTCGGCGTTCCGTTGAACAGCGATGTGGAGCGGATTGAGTATAATGTGGGTGTTGCGATAGCCCGCATGAGTGGTATGATGAGCGCAATCGACTTGCAGTTGGGAATCGAGGAGAATTGACATGGGAGCACCACAGGCACCGTACTATGACGACGTTAGGTGGCCGGGGGCAGACAGTTTACGCGTTCCGACCGAAGCTATCCCCGCAAGCCTTGATACCTACAAGCAATACGACATCACGGCTACAACCGGGACAGTTGCGCTGACTCCTTCGCAAGCGGGTTCATCCCTCATCACAGTCACCCCCACGGCAAACATGATTGTGACGCTGCCGGGATGCCAGTATGGGCGAGTCATTCTTTTCCAGAATCTTGCGGCGGCGACGTACACCGTCACAGTCGAGGTTGCAGGGAATACGACCAACACCGCCGTCATTCCCGCAAATACCAACGCCTTTGTCGTGCAGACCAAGAGCAATTTGGGTGTGGCGCTGGTCAATTCTCCCGGTGCGGGTCAGACTGGAACCGTATACGTTACGGCTGCCGGAGCAATCCCGCTGGTTTCGGGCATCTATTCGATTGGCAGCGGTGCTGCATTGCACATGACGCTCGCTACGCCAACCACGCCTGCCCAGGATGGCATCCAGATTACCGTTGTCGCTGGAACGGCACATGCGCATTACGTCACCACCGCAGCCAACATCATCAACGGTGCGGACGACAAGGTACTCTTCGCGGCCATCGGCGACTTTGTGACGTTGCTTTCCGTCGGTGGATTGTGGATCGCGCAGAGCATTGGCGGACCTACGCCGGCAGGGCTGAGCGAAGTTTAGCAGGGGTTTGACAATTCGGGTTCCCTGAAAGTCCGGCCAGACCGAAGGGGACGCAAGCAATCCAGACGCGGCAATCGAGTGCTCGATCACTCGGTTCCGCGTTTTTATTTGGCCCGAAGATTTTTTGAAGGAGCAGTAAATGTCAGAAGCAGTTGTCGATCAACCTACGGGAAGTGACACAGCGGGTAACGGGCAACCAGCAGGCACACCGCCGGGATGGCTGGCGGGTCTGCCGACTGACCTCAGAGACAATGAGGCTTTCAAGCCGTATCGCACGGTGGGAGATTTTGCAAAAGCCCATCTTGAAACGGCAAAGAAGGCCACAGAGTATGAGGGGAAGTTGGCAAACTCTATCCCCAAACTGGGCGAGAATGCTTCGCAGGAAGAGCGCGACAGATTTTACAACTCACTCGGACGGCCCGAAAAGCCGGACGGATACGAACTGGTTGGCGAGGATAAGAACGCACCTGAATGGACCGGGTACTGGCGGAACGAGATGCACAAGATCGGCGTTCCCAAGGACCAGGCCAAGGCGCTTTCAGCGGCTCTCGACACACAGATCAAAGGCATGGTGGATGCCCACAACGCCAAGATTCTCGCTGAGAACAACAAAGCGTCTGTGGCTCTCAAGGCCGAGTTGGGCGACAAATATGATGCGAGCGTAGAGCTTGCGTCGCGGCTGTGGAAGCAATGGGGAAAAACAGAAGTCGAATTCGATAAGGCGTTTGCTACTGAAACGTCTGCCAATCGAGTGACGATGATGCGATTCCTGTTGAACGTGGCCGCGAAAACCGGAGAGGATTCGTCATTGCGTGGTGCAGGGCAAGGGTCTGCGACACCCTCGGTAGGGTATGACCTGAGCGCGTTCAAACTGCCTCCGCCGAAGACCTAGAGCCTCTAAAGGGAGATTCCGGTAATGTCTGACCAGTCTCAACTCGGTTATTCGACACTTGCGGATGTGGTAGGCAACTACTCATCCATGGATGCTCGCGCACAGTATGTTCAGCCTGCGAAGGTTCTGCAACGGGCCTGCCCCTTGCTCCAGTTCCTCCCGATGGTTGCGAGCAACAACGTCCTGTCCAACATCGCCACCCGCACCGACTACCTGCCGACACCCGGAACGCGCCGTTTTAACGAGGGCGCTCCGTTCACCACGTCCAAGAACACGCCTCTCAGCGACCCGATTTCGATGTTCGTTGACTACTGCGTGGCCGACAAGGAACTGGTGAAAATCCAGAATGACCCGGCGGCGTGGATGGCAGACCAGATCGACAACCATGTGGAAGGCTTCCAGCAGAAACTTGAGTCTGAGCTTCTGTATGGGAATCTTGCGATGGACCCTGGCGGTTTCAACGGCCTTGCAACGCGATTCAACAACCTCGAATCCTACCCGAACGGCGACCAGACATGGGTTCCGAACGTGTGGAACGGCGGAGCCACCGGCAATGCCACAAGCATTTGGGCTTTCGAGTTTGGCAAGGACAAGGTGTATGGGATTTATCCCCCGAACTCACCGGCCGGCCTCGAAATCCAGACTCTTGGCGAGCAGACATGGAACCTCCCTACCGCGACCAGCGGCATTCTGGCGCAGGGCAAGGCGATTCAGGCTTACGTCACCTACCTGCAATGGAAGATCGGAATCCAGGTTGCAGATGAACGCTGTGTGCAGCGTATCGCCAACGTGAATCCAACTGCCCTGTCGTCCCCCGGCGGCTTCGATGAAAACCTGCTCATTCAGGCGCTTGGCTATCTGCCCCATGCGGGCAATGCCCCCGGCACCGTGATTGTGGTCAACCGCGCCGTCTTGAACGAGATGAACATCCGCGCGGTCTCGCAGAAGACCAACGGGTACTACACGCAGAACATGGAGACCGGAGACATCTGGGGTTCGCGGCGCATCACCCGCTTCCAGGGTATTGAGGTCGTGATGTGCGAGAAGTTGTCCAACACCGAAACCATCGTCAGCTAAGGAGGCGAGATGCCAATCACCGATGCAGTATTGTATTTCCATGGCTCTGGGACCAGTGCTTCCGGCCCGATTACCAGTACAGCCAAGTCGTTCACCGGCTCCATCGCTACCACCGGAGTCTTGACCATCACCGCAGGCGCCGCCGGAGCACAGCTTCTGGTTGGCGACGTACTGGCCGGGGCGAACATCGCCACCACAACTCCTTGCGTTGTGACGGGGATTACCGCAATCACCGCCGCAAACGGAGTTGGCACATACACGGTCAGCGCACCGCAACTCTCCAACAGCGCAACCATCACTGCCACGCCTCCGCTTATGGGCGATCTGCTTTGTGTGGGAGCAACCTCGCAGCAGAGCAATATCGAACTCGATTTTGGCGCTCCGAACTCCGGCAATTCGTTCCCATGGATTTCGGCGTTCCCATCGTTGAACGAGAAGGGCTACACCTTCCCGCCTGAAGTCGTTGGAGACGGCGGCATGCAGTTCGGCGTCCACATCGTCATCACCGGGCCTGTCTACGGTGCAGCCACGGTAGGGAGCATCCGGTTCGACGTGGAAAGTGCAGCAACGACTTCTGCCACAACCATCATCGCCAGTCGAACTCTGACCACGGCTCAACTGCAAGTCACCGGAGCACACTACTTCATTCCGGTTGCCGGCGCAGCGGTACTGGAATTCCTCCGCTGGAATGCAACCATCACAGGGGGCGTCAACGGCTACGTGGGTTCCATCGTGTCGTGGTGGGGACCGCGTACCGGAGGAGAGCAGTAGATGAAGGTTGAAGCGCGATGCATTATGTTCGCGTGGGACAGCGTGGAGTGCCGCCGCTACGAACCCAACAAGGGTCCGCTCGACGGCCTCTACGAAATCGACACGGACAGCCAATTGGCAAACCTCACGACTGGCAAGGATGATTATGTCTTCCAGTGGCCTGGGCATGAGCGCAAGGGTTCTCATGTGCCGGAACCCGTCAAGGTTTCCGCGCCAGCCGCGCCCGTTGCAGAAGCCAAGGTCGATGGGCGTAAAGGTCCGATGAGCGAAGAACGGAAGGCAAAGATGGCAGCTTCATTGGCAGCGGCCCGTGAAGCAAAGAGGGTACGGCTGGAAGCGGCCTAAGCAACGAACCATCCACCGGGGAGGCGGGGCATTGCCTCGTACTCCCCATTTTTGTTAGGGGTGCGATGAACTACTCGACTGCGGGTATCGTGAACATGGCTTTGATGCGAATCGGAGCGCGTGGCACCATCGGCTCTCTCACAGAAGACTCTCCCAATGCGATCAAAGCAAATGCGGTTTGGGATATGGTGTTTCAGGAAGTCCTATCCGAGCGTGACTGGAAGTTTGCCAAGACCAGGGTGCAACTCCAGCAGAACGCGAATCGTCCTGCTGGAGGTTACAGGTTTGCGTATGCCTTGCCTGCTGACTTCTTGCGGCTGTGCCGTCCCCGCGAAATTCCGCAAGAGCGGCGCATCGCCGATGCTAACCTTTGGGATTGGGGTAATGGAGGATGGGGTTATCACGACCGCGATCTTCCCGTTTGGCCGCGTGAAGTTCATCCGTACATCACCGAAACGGTGTTGAATGCAGACCCACCCAACACCTACACAACCAATCTCCTCAGCAACTACCCGCATCGGGATAACTACGAAAACTGCCGTCCAATTGTCATTGACTATATCCGGCTTATCACGGACATGACTCAACTGCTACCCGGCTTTGTGAATTGCCTCGCAGACCGGCTGGCGTCCGAGTTGGCAATCCCCGTGACGGAGGATGCAACAAAGGCCGAAAAGCGGATGGAGTTGTATCGCTCGAATCTACTTGGCGCACAGGCGCAGCAGGAGTGCGACGACTACCTTCACGATGAAGCAGGCTCAGAGACTTGGGTGACAGCAGGGCGTTACTGGGGTGCCCACCGATGAGCAGGGCGAACGTCCTCATCAATAACATGAATACGGGCGAGGTCAGCCCTCTAATTGAAAGCCGCAGCGACCTCGCCAAGTACGCCGCTGCCTGCAAGACATTGGAGAACGGTTTTCCGCTGGTTGAGGGCGGCGTGAAGAAGATGCCAGGAACCATCTTCGCCGGTATCGCAGCGAACGGAGGTCCACTTGGAACCGCCACCACAGGAAAGTCTCGGCTGGTGCCGTTTGAGTTTTCAACGAACCAGACGGCGGTAGTGGAATTCTACGCCGGCGGTTGCCGGTTCTGGATTAACGGGGGTTTGGTTCTTGGGTCTGCAAGCGGATTGAGCGACTGGGCACCATCTACAAGTTATGCCACGGCTGCCCAGGTGCTTCTCGGTTCCTACACTCGTCTATCTACTACGTCCACACCATCGAACCCGTACCTTACCATTCAGGCTTCATACGTGGTCGGGTCGGTAACGATCCCAGTAACCCTTGGAGTGAACTCGTCAGACAATCTGTCAGTAACTCTGGTAGGCGGGGCCGCAATTCAAATACTCCTTGCAAATACCACCTCATCGAAGAATTCTTCCGCTGCCATTCAGTCGGCTCTGCAAGCGTTAAATTTTACTCCACCCCATTCCTTGCCTATATACCCCTGTGCAACGTGGTTGGCATATTGGGAACCTGTTTCATCGACACCGCCAATCACGTCTGTTACTGTCACGCAGTCGATGGCTGGACACCCTAACATCTACCAAAGTCTCGTTGGAAGTAACCACGACAACTTTCCACCGCTGTCTCCGTCTGACTGGGAGTCGATTGCTCCGAATGTTCCGATTGTTGTTGCAACCCCATACGCGGAGGCTGACCTTTTCGATCTGGACGTTTCCACGCAAAGCGCAGATGTGCTTTATATCTGCCACTCGTCCTATCCGCCGGCAACCCTGAGCCGTTATTCGAACACATCTTGGGTCTATCAGCCACTTGCTCTCTACGGAACATCCGATGTAGTTAAGACAGGTTACAGCGAACTTGGGCGGTCGATTTCCAGCATCACGCAGGCGAATCCAGCGGTTCTCGAAGTTGCCAGCGTCTCAGCGCCATTCTATGACGGCCAGAGGATTTACATCAACCTCTGCTCGGGGATGGTCGAACTCAACCAGGGGCAATTCATCGTTACGAACGTCTCTGGACCGTCTTTCGGTTTGCTTCCGCTTGGAGTCGAAGGCGGGGGGCCGGTAGGGGCCGTCTCTGGATATTTAGGCAGTGCTAGTTTCCCTTCCAGTCCATCTGGAACCTATGTAGCATCCGGTGGACATGGAACCGCTCTCCAGCTTACGGTGGATGCAGAACCCTATATGTATCCAGGCGGTTATCTGTGGCAGATCACGAACCTCTCGGTTGCTGTTGCGGGAACTGGGTATGAGGTTGGCGATACGGTTTCTGTCACAACCTTATATGGATATATCGTCTCAACACAAGTGACTTTAATCGTGGGCAGCGCCGCCATCGACTCCAGTGGATTTCTCCCCTACACCGGGGGCGGGTTCGCAGTGGCGATTCCAGACCTGTTTGTGGGTACAGGAAACTACCCCGCCTGCGTCACTTTGTATCAGCAACGTCTCTGTCTTGCTGGAGCTACAAACACTCCGACGCAAATGAATGGGAGTGTCCAGGGAGATTATTCAGACTTTATCTGTGATCCCAATGAAACCGACTATGCGATTCAGTTCTCTCTCGTATCGCAACAAGTGAACCCAGTGCGTTGGATGATAGGGGCACCGACAGCCCTTATGCTTGGGACTACGGGCGGCGTCTGGGCTATGTTCACCACTGATGGACAGTCTCTTTCGCAGACTGACGTAACAGCAGCACTGCAAACCACCATCGGCACCGGAAATGTGGCTCCGCAATTGGTCAACGCGGATGTCATTTGGATTACTCGGTCTGCGCGAATCGTCCGGCTTCTGACGTTCAACTTCGTAACAAATCAGTGGGAAGGGCCAGACCTCACGCGGCTTAACCAGCAGATCACACAGGGTCCGACGCTGGCGACTTCGGGACTTGTCCAAACCTCATTCCAGAGTTCTCCGTATCCAATCTTCTGGGCGGTACGGGCAGACGGGCAACTTATCGGTCTGACCTATGAGCGATCCGAAGAGGTCTTTGCATGGTTCCGCGTGGTCACGGACGGTGTGATTGAGTCTGTAGCCTGCGTGAGCCAGGACGATGAAGAAGACCAACTCTGGGTATCTGTTCTCAGGGCAGTGAATGGGGTCCAGCAGCGGTACATCGAATACTTTGCCCCGCAAGAGTTGTTCAACCAAATCTCGAATTCGTTTTTTGTCCATTGCGGCTTGCAGTTCCATGGAGTTGGCCCTTTCACCATTACCGGGATTACGAACGCTAATCCTGCCGTGGTTACCGCACCGGGGCATACGCTGACGGATGGGGAAGCAATCGGGATTGCCGATGTCCTTGGAATGACGCAAGCCAACACCAACCCATTGACAGCATGGACGGTGACGGGCGTAAGCGGTGATACGTTTGAGCTTCAAGGAATCGACTCGACAGGGTGGGGCGCGTACACCTCTGGTGGAACGGTGCAGCAGGTAACTAATCAGGTAACCGGCATGAGCTACCTAATGGGAAAAACTGTTGTGGCTATTGGGGATAACCAAGTTATATTCAGTGGAATTGTGACGGCGGATACAGTTGTTTTCGGTTCCTACGCCAATCTGGTTACCATCGGCCTGCCGTACAAAACCACCATCGAACCCATGAACCCCATCATCGGAACACCGCAGGCTACATCCAAGGGGAAGAAGCAGAAGTTCTCTCGCGTGACTCTTTCGCTGTATGAGTCGGTGGGCGGTCTAGTTGGCACGGATGCGGCGCACCTTCACTCGATGAACTATGGAAGCAGCGTTCAAGGTAACCCGCCAACCCTTTTCACCGGCAACATTACCCGTGACCTCGACGGTGACTGGACGGACGAAGATACGATTATGATTGTGCATGGTGATCCGTTCCCGTTCACGCTACGCAGTGTTGTGCCGCGTCTTTCCGTGGCAGAGGAGGGCTGATGGGTAGTTTGACCGGATTGCAGCAAATCGGCTTGGCAAATACGGCGGCGGGCGCGGCCGGCTCCCTGTTGTCTGGTTTAGGGCAGTATGAGTCTGGTCAGCAACAGCGAGCGGCATACGACTACAACGCCGATATGACTCTTCAGCAGATGCAACAGCAGATGCAGACTTCTGAGGCGAAATATGCCAATCTTATTGGCAGACAGGCATCGGCATACGCAAAAGCGGGGGTGGACATTTCCTCCGGTTCTCCGTTGCTTGTAATGGCACACACGGCAGCGCAGGGTGGCGTGGAGCAGGAGAGCGAGTACCAGGCAGGCACAGAACAGGCCGCGCTGCAACGCTACTACGGCAAGGTAGCGGCGTTCAACGGCACGGTAGGGGGAATCAGCACTGCCCTTGCCGGGCTATCCAAGCCCGGTATGCAGGTCGCGAGCATCATAGGGCCGTCCTCATCCTATGGAGCAGTTCCCACAGTGCCGGACTCTATGGCACCTACGGGATCGGGGGGATGGTAAATTGGCCGAGATTCCTACAGTAGTCGCCCCCACATTGACTCCGCCGCCGGAGATGAATCCCCGTATCGCTGGAAGTCCAGGTAACGCCATCGCTGGCATGGGGGAGGAAATATCCAGCATGGCGGATATGGCTTTACAGGCATCCGAACGCATCAAAAAGGCGCAAGACGATGTGATTATGCTCAGTGCCCAAAACTCTATCGACGCCGATATGGGGCAGGCACATGCTGGTCTTGCAAACTGGGCACCGCCAGTTGAGCAGTTAGGCCAGCAGACGGACCAGTTGAAGCAGGATACCGCAACGGCGCTGAGAGAGAAATACGACGAGAAGTACGGCAACCGTCCCGACCTGATGAGGTACATCGCACCTTACATTGCCAAGGAGTTGAATTCCTACAATGGCAAGGTAGATGTCAAGGCTGCTGATTTGACCGCCCAATACAGTCAGGTAGCCCTAACCGATGCAGACCAGCGCACGGTCAACGCAGCGGCGACGGAGCCTACCATTGACGGCAAAGAGTATCTATGGAGAACACAGGATGCCCTGATTGACCAGATGGTTCATAACGGAACTATCTGGCCCGTGCAGGGAGAGCAAGCCAAACAGCATCTTCGCGCCCAAACCATTGCGACTGAGGTAGAACGCGCTTCAAATCCACTCAACCGCCCCGAAATCATGCAAGAGGAGATTGACCGGCTGAAGGAGTACGAAGGGAAAGGCTATGTCCAGCCGGAAGAGCTTGCGAGGATGCAGGCGCACATGGGCGAATCCTTGAAGGTGGCTCAAAACCGTTTTGACGAGAAGGATGTCTCAAAGCAGGGAGATGCTCTGCTTGCCAGTCTGAAGAACGATCCCACGCTCAAAGACCCTGAGACTCAGGAATTCGATCACCTGGGGGCCGTAAAGCGGGTAGACGATAACCCCAACATCCCAACTAAAATAAAGAAGTATGCCCGCGAGGAACTTGAGCAAGAGGCTGGAGCGACACAGAAGCTCCAGAACGACAAAGACCAGAAGATGCTTGACTCGCTCGACCCTCATGTTGAAAGTGGAGCATTGACGTTTGCGGAACTGACGCGCAGAGAGAACCTTGCGCCGAGTGAAAAGGACTGGATTCCGCGCCGGGTAGCTGACCATCTGTTGATTCGCGCAGCGCAGATTCAGCGCGAAAACAGAGTGCAGAACACTCAAGAGCGGATGGCATTGAGACAGCAAACTGATTACGAAAGCGCACAACTGCTACGCTCTTTGTCTTCGACTCCTGGGTATCTGCAAGACAAGTCTGAACTATATCAGGGAGATGCAGCAAAACTCACCAAAGGGGACAGGGATCAACTGTGGGCGGAAAAGAACATCGCGGGCAAACCGGAATACAAGGATGCTATAGCGATGATGAACGATTCTGGCTTGTATCCGAGAACGCCAGATGGTGACCGCAAATTTGCGGATGACAAGGCGATGCTCCGTGCAAGGGTAGATGCAGGTAAACTCACAGGGGCTCAAGTTCTTGAAGAAGCGAAACGCATAATCAATCCACAGATGGAACAGCAGAATAAAGAAACTGTCAAAGATATGCTCGACAATCTCTGGCCTGTTATGCGGAGCGCGGTCACAGGCCAGCCTGTCTACGGTATAAAGGTGTCGCCGAAAGCAAACACTTCTTCATCATCGCAGACACCAAAGACGCGCAAGGAATACTTCGAGGGGATGAAAAAGGCCAATCCGGGCGCAACTGATACCGAAATCAACTTATATCTGGATGGCAAGGGGATTAAGTAATGGCCCAGCAGCCTCAACTTGTGGACCCATTCGCCTCACAGTCCACCGCGCCGCCCCCAAGACCCAATTTAGTTGACCCATATGATCCGGTTCGCACTTCCCCATCCCTCGACCGCGACCAAGCACAGCGGGCCACAGATGCGCTGGTGTACTCCCACCTGACAGGCGCTCCGCCAAGCCAGACCTACGATGCGCGAGACGAGATAGACAAGCAGTTGCGCGAGCGCGGCGGCGACGATTACCGAACTGGCGATCTAGACCCAACCATCGCCAACGACATCAAGGTGGGATGGGAAAGTTCGATCTTTGGGCTGTACCATTACGAGAAACTTCCTGAGACTGTGCGGAATCCCGGTCTGATTGACAGGTTCGTAGAGGGACTGGCAACGATGGTTCCAGACCTTCCATTCTATGTGGCTGGCGGACTTGTAGGTGGTGCGGCTGGTTCGGAGGTTCCGGTAATAGGGAACGCTTTGGGGGCTGCAATAGGAACGTTCGCGGCACCTGCCGGTATTCGTGAAGCATTGGTCTTGGGAATCAAGGATGGAGATGTTAAGGGATTCGGGGACTTGATGCACCGTGCAGGGGCCGTCACATGGGCCACTACCAAGGGAGCAGTAACGGGCGCGGCTACTGAGTTGGCCGGCGGCCTTCCAGTGGGCAGTTTGATTGCGAAGAGCGGTCTAGCATCTATGGCGATGAAGGGCCTTTACCAGTCCGCCACTCTTACCACTGTCGGATCTTTGCTTGATGGGCAAATGCCACATGCGAGCGATTTTGCAACGAACGCGGCCCTGCTCATCCCCTTGAATCTGGTGATACATGGGATGCCAATGAAGAGCGGAGAGGCAAAACAAGCATCACTGGACCTCTACGCAAAGGATGGCACACCGCCTCAAGAGATGGCAGATAAGCTCTCTGCACAACCGCCCGTCAAGCCTGACCTTCCGCCTGGGTTGCGGCCAGCAATCAATCTCGGCAAGTC